TCGGAATAGCAGCGCTCCAGGTCAGCCAGGGAAAAGGCGCTTTGCGTGCTGTCGATGAACTTGCACATAAACAGCTGCTGAAACTTGTCCTCGTCGTACTCCAGCTGCAGTTGTTCAAGGTCGAACAGGTCGCAGCCGCCGGTGATGGCGTCGAGGATGGTAATGACCTTGCGCCATTGCCCGTCCGGGCACAGCATGCCCGCTGCGGCCTGGATCTCACTGGGCCACGGATCCTTGGCGTTCTTGCGTTTGCTGTTGCGGAACTTCTCGCCTGTCCAGAAAGGGTAGGCCTGATGTGACACGGCGCTGGGCGTTGAAAAGTACGTCTTGCGCCATTTTTTGTGGGTGGCCATGGCGCTGGCCACGGTGTTCAGTTTTTCGAAGTCGCGGATCCAGAAATATTCGTCGACGTAGACGTGGCCATGGTGACCCTGGGCAGTGCTGCTGTTGGTGCTGAGAAAGCGCAGCTCGGCCCATGGCTTGCCGTCCTTGCTCAACACAATCGGGTTGCCGGTCAGTTCCAGCCCGAACCATTCCTGTGCAAACGCGATGATGTAGCTGCGGAAGATTTCAGACTGGGCGCGACTGGCCGACAGGAAAATCTGATTGTCGCCGGTGAGCACGGCGTCCATGAATGCTTCGCCGGCGAAGTAATAAGTCAGGCCCACCTGGCGACTTTTCAGGATGTTGCGGATGCGGCAGGTCAGGGGGTTCTGTTTGGCGGCGAACAGCTCTTTTTGATACCCGTACATCTTGCTGATGAACTTGTCCAAAAAGTCGACTTCAGTCAGCTCACCCACTTCGTTTTTGGTTTTTTTCTCGCGCTTCTTGCCGCCTTTGTCGCTGCGATCCCCCCTGTCACGGCGTTCGTTGCGCTGTCCTTCCCGGCGATGGCCATCGTCTGCAGGCGGTTCTCCGACCGGGGCCGCTGCCGGTTTGACGGATTGCTTCAGCAGCCGCTCGCGAACAGTGGTCAGCCGGTCCAGTTCGTCCAGGTCGCTCTTGGTCAGCGACGTGGCTTTGTCCAGGAGAAGGGTAATTCTGCGGCCAACAGCCGTCAGCGGTTCTTCATCCGACAGCATCTCTTCCCACCCGCCCTGGCGAATCCAGTAATAGACGATCCGGATATTGGGCAGGTGGAGTTGCGCCTGAATTTCCTTGGCCTTGCAGCGGCGCAGAAACAGGCGTTTGGCGGCTTCTTTAACTTCGGTTGAATAGAACATGGGCCGCAGTCTATGCGGCGAAAACGTATGAAACTTGGTGGTAATTTCGGCTTTCTACGTAGAAATTGATTCTACAGCAGGCCCCGATTCAAACCGTTTGTTTGGTGGTCATCCGGTGCATATCGTGGCGGCTCAAATCACCGATTGAGCGCAGTTATCGCCCATGCCCCGTTCCCTTGTTTCGTACTGGAAACGTGTCGCCACCAGCGGCCCGACCACTGATGGTCGTGAAATCCTTCCCCAGGAACTGCGCGATATCGCTGAGACCTACAAGCCGTCTCTGTACACCGCTGTTATCTGGTGCGAGCACGAACGTTGGCAGGGCACCTTCGGCACCGTGTTTGCTGTTCGCCTGATTGAAGAGGACGAGGATCTGGAGCCGGGTCAAGTTGCGCTGGAAGCCCAGCTCAAGCCTAACGACCGGCTCCTGGCTCTCAACGACCAGGGTCAAAAGCTGTTCAGCAGCATTGAGATCTACCCGAATTTTCGTGGCAAGGGCAAAGCCTATATGACCGGCATGGCCGTCACGGACGAGCCAGCCAGCACTGGCACCCAAGAACTCTACTTTTCGAATAAGACCAGCAAACGTGCGTATTACGCCGCTTCTGTGCTGATGGACCCGGCGACTGACGCCGAGCCCCAGGGCGAGATGAAAAAGTTCTTCGCCATGTTTACGGGGGCACTCAAGCGTTTCGCCGCTGACGAGTCTTCCACCGAAACCTCCCCGCAAACCCAAAACGAGAGCAAACCCCCAATGGATGAAGCTACAGCCAAGGCGCTGCAGGCCCTGATTGAGCAGCAGCTGATCGTGACCTCAGGTATGCAGGCACTGATCGACAGCTTTGCCGAAGTCGCGCCTGACCCCGAGCCTGAACCGATTGAAGATGTTCAAACCGCCGTTGACGGCATCGTGACCACGGCTGAAGAAGAAAAGAACTTCAACCGCAACAATGCTGGGAACAAAGCGGTATTGGCCGGTATGGCCAAGCTGCAGAAGCAGTTTTCTGCGCTGATGAACACCCCTCAAGGTCGCAACGTGCCGCGATCCACCGGCCCAGCCGATCCTAAAAAGCGGGTGCTCTGATATGGCCCAGCAATCGCTGTCCAACCGCGCCCTGAAGCAATACGCCGCCTTGCGTGAAGCGATCGGTGAAACGTATAGCGTCGACGTCACTCGCCAGTTCAACGTCGAGCCGAGCATTGCTCAGGAACTCAACGACAAGATCACCGAGCGTGCGGATTTCCTCGAGCGCATCAACGTCGTGCCGGTCACCGAGATCAAGGGTGAAAAGGTCATGTTCGGTGTGAATGGCCCAGTGACCAGCCGCACCAACACCAAGACCACCGATCGTGAAGCCAAGGATGTTTCCGATCTGAACGGCTTGCCTTACGAGCTGTTTCACACCGAATCGGACGTGGGCCTGCCGTTTGCCAAAATCGACAGCTGGGCCAAGTTCCCGGACTTTTCCGATCGCTACTCGGCGGCGGTGCAAAAACAAATTGCCCTGGATCGAATCATGATTGGTTGGCACGGCGTTACTGCTGCTGCGCAGACCAATCTGGCCACCAACCCAATGTTGCAGGACGTCAACAAAGGCTGGCTGCAACTCGCTCGTGAGCAGATCCCGGAACAGGTTCTGGTTGAAGGCGGCGCCGTAGGGTCAGGGAAAATCACCCTCGGCGCCGGCGGCGACTACGAAAATCTTGACGCCCTGGTGCATGACGTCAAACAGATGATCAACTCTGTTTTCCGTGATGGCGGCGATCTGATTGCCATTGTGGGTAGCGATCTGTTGGCGAGTGACAAGGCCAAGTTGTATTCCAACCAGGCGGGCAAGCCGACTGAAAAGGAACGCATTGAAAGTGCCCAGGTCATCGCGACCTACGGCGGTCTGCCTACCTTTACCGTGCCGCACTTCCCGGTCAACGGCGTTGTGGTCACCAGTTGGGACAACCTGTCGATCTACTTCCAGGACAGTAGCTGGCGTCGTCACCTGCTCGAAAACCCGAAGCGTTCCCGCGTAGAAGATTACAACGGCCGCAACGAGGGCTACGTGATCGAGCAGCTGGAAAAATTCGCCGCTGCCGAAAACGTGGAGTTGATCTGATGAGCCTGGCACTGGCGCATAAGCGCCGAGTTCTGGCCGAAGGTCCAGTGGCTGCCCGCGCCGGTGCCGACGTGTCGGTGTATTCCGCCGACACTGCACTGTCCAGCCCCGCCAATGGCAAGAAGCACCTGAAGCTGATGGTCGCCGCCATGGCTCAGGATCTGGAGCGAATCAGCGCGATCGACAACCACGGACTGCGCCGACAGCTCAAGCATGACGAGCTGCTGCCCAAGTACCTGGACTATGTGCAGCTCTACCGCGATTCAGGATTGAATTTCCCGAACTCGGTCGTGATGCAAGTCCTGGTCTGGTTGTTCGATACCGAGCAGTTCGATGCCGGGCTGGATTTGGCGCATTTCGCCATCGAGCAAGATCAGCAGCTGCCGGAGCGTTTCAAACGCAACGTGCAGACGTTTGTTGCTGACCAGGTGATCGACTGGGCTGAGGCTGAATACAAAGCCAAGCGCAGTCCTGAGCCGTACCTCTCCAACCTGCTGCCTTTGGTGGACGGTGAATGGCAGTTGTTTGAGCGCATTCCTGCCCGCTACCACAAGCAGATCGGAATTCTGGCCTTGGATCAGCGCGAGTTTGCGAAAGCCATCACCCACTTTGAACGTGCGGAAGCGCTGTTTGAAAGCATCGGCGTAGGGACACGCCTGAATGGTGCCCGTGATGCACTGCGCAAGCAGCAGGCCGCGCCTCACCAACCGCCACCCCTTAACCCATAACCGACTTCCCCCCCCGGCGAGAAACTGTGGATGTGAGCCAGCCATTTATGGCCCTGACCCACTGAAACAGTTTTCCCGCCCCTATTTGAGCGGCCAGCGATGAGCTTTTCAGGTAACCCCACTAAGTTTGCGGAACGCCAGATTGAGAACGACGGCTTTTGGCCGGATTTCTCTCTGGCTCAGTTCCAGGAGGCCTATCGCCTCCCAGGGGAATACCTGGTCGAAACGCTGGTCGACGGTTTGACCACGGCGATGATCGAGGTCAATCAAGATCTGGCCAGACTCAAAGCCAGATGGCAGGCGGCAGGTGTCTCCAGCGTTGAATTTGCTGACCCTACGGTGCTACCGGAGCGCACATTTCACGTAGCGACGTACAAGCGCGCCGTGTATTGCCGCGCCAAAGCCAACCTGCTGACCCAGTTCGCCACTATCACCCGCCGTGAAAGTGCCGAAAACACCGGCAAGGAATTGCCTGAGCGATCGGAAACCTTCCTCGCATTCAGCCAGCAGTGTGTTCGTTCTCTGCAGGGCCGTGGCCGCATCACGGCGGCGCTGCTGTGATCAAACTCCTAGCACTCACCACCTACCTGCACGAACGCCGGCTGGTTAAGCCCGAGCAGCTCGACAGCTGGGCCGACCAGGTCAACCTGGAGTTGATCTGGAAACCTGACGTTGACGGCATGCGCATGGGCGATATGCGTTACAGCGCGACGATTGCCCTCGAGCGTTTCGCCGATCACCCCGGGCGTCTGATGGCGTTGGTGGGGAGCTGGCTTGAAGCCAATGACCCGAACCGCGACCGCGATGAGCTGCCGGCGCCGAAGTTCGACATCAGCATGCTCGACAACGACCTGGCCGATGTAGACATCACCCTGGAGTTCAACGAGCCGTTGTATCTGGCCGAGGATCCAGCCGGCGAGATCGAAGCCCACGGTAAGACCTGGGCGTTTGTACCTTTTGATCTTTGGATTGCCGAGCACGGCGAGGTGGGCAGCAATGGCCGCTAACCCGCTCGACCTCGATGTCAGGGGGCTGCTCAGCGTTGACGCCCAACTGGCCTTGCTTGAGCTGCCGCCCCAGCTGCGCCGTCGGCTGCTGAACAATGTCACCAAGCGTGTGCGCTCGATGAGCCGCAAGCGTGTGCGTGAGCAGCAGAACCTGGACGGCTCTCCCTTCGCTGAGCGCAAGGGTTCGGCCAAGGGCAAAAAGAAGATGGAAGCCGGGTTGGCCAAGCTGCTGCAGGTCACCCGTGTTAGCTCTGACGAAGCCGAACTGGGCTGGAAAAACG